CGTGGATCTCCCTAAAACCACCCTGCCTCGATGCAATCCAAGCGCGAGCAGGTCCCCGGCCCCCGAACCCTGGGCTCCTTAAAAGCGGAGCGGTGGGAGGGCACTGGGAGTGGCTCTTCGGAGTCGCCGCCTGGTGTTCCGCCTAGACGGGGCCACCCAGTGGAGGCGCCTAGCACTCCTCAGGCTGTCCAACCCCAGCCACTAGAGCGCAGCCATCAAAACCAAGCACCGTGCCCCTCCGGTGCGACCAACACGAGAGGGGACCCTCAGGGGAAAGTCCAAGACTCTCCCCCACCCAGCGGACCAAGCCTGCTGGCCTTTGCCTCAACTCCACCTTCCCTTAGTCCTACTACCTCTCCCCCACCCCAGTCAGCATTCGCACCTGTCCAAGATCCTTCGGTGCTCGAACTCTCCCTGCCTCCCCGTTCCTCCACTATAATCCAGCCACTATCACTGTCATCTTTTGGAAAAGTAACTGTTAGTCTAGCCCTCCCTCAAGCCTGTGTCCTGTATAACAGCAGAGTAGCCCTATGCTCTTTGTCTGTGGCATCCCTCCCTCCCGCCATCATCCCCTCAGACTTCGTCACTCTCACTCTGACCGCCTGCCTAGGCACAAGCACTTATGTGATCGGAGCCATTTCCTCTAGCCTCCTCCCATCCCTAAACTCTGCACTCTTTGTCGGCGAGTGCGCCAATTTCAAGGCCGATAAGCTGATCATAGAGATCAAGATAGAAGGCGGTCCAGTCCCACCACCCCAACCGCCGGCCGCGGGCTTCCTAACCATGTCACCTCCCGCCTCAACACCTTCACACTCAACAAAGACATCCCCAATCCTGAGACCCGCCGCCTTTGCTTTGCCCTTGCCTTCACCAATCCCTCCTCCTGTCCTCAGACCTGCTGCTAACGCCCGACTGTCAGTCACAGTCCTATCCGACCTTGGGTCAACTCCCTCCCGACTTGGCGCAATTCACGGCCAAGATCAATCATTCTGGGTCTCAGATCAGGGCGAGCCCAGCTCTGGCACGGGAATAGACCCTGAACTCTTGTTGCAACAAGCCGGGGATGTGGAGATGAACCCAGGCCCTGACCCCTGGGCGCTATTCGCTCAAGGAGAGAAGTACGGCCCCCCTCCCATGGCGATGAAAGAAGGAATAGAGTACCCACCAATTGACCAAGAAGATGAGGGGCCCACCCCTCTTCCCCAGCTACCATCTCCCCCTGACAACAACTCAGAGACTAACCACACTGCTGACAACCTGACCCCGACACTGGATCAAACAGAGGACGACGACCCTTACCCATTGCCAGGTTCCGAAATGAACCCAGCCGACGCAGCTCAATGGGTTGCTGACACCCTCCAAGCCAAGGCTCAGCAACAGCAGGGGCGCGAAGGAGCTTGCACAGCTGCTCTCTGCTATATCTTCGGCCTTGATGTGTCAAATAAGTGGGACGTTTTAGGTGATGACATGGACAACTTCCCCTCTGAGCTGGAGATGACCGACACCCTAAATGATGACAACGCACGGATCAAGAAATCCCGTGAGGCCAAAACCCGGAAATCTCAAACTACGCCCGACCTGACAGACCCAGACGCCCTACTACGCCCCTTGCCTCCTACTCGGAACCATGGTGGCGCTGGCCAGGCTAGAGTGCCCCCATCCCGCATGCAGCTTGATAATGTGGTCCAGCGCATAGTGCGGAACCTACGGCGGTGCGGGTCATCCTCCTGCTGCGATGGCCTGATTGACCACGACGTGCATGCCCACGACGACCGTTTCTTCGCCTGGCTACAGAAGAGGAATGCATGCCGAAAGTTCATAACACTCGTAGCCAACGAGCTGTGGGGCTCAAACTGGGAAATTCTCCCTCAACAGCAAGCTCCCCTGACCCTTACTCACCTATATTGCCTTACCCTATCGGGAGTGATCTCTGACGACGAGTTTGTCTGGTGCACCATACCCGTTGTCCTAGGCATAGGAGCTACCGCGCCCTACCTCGCGCGGAAACCCTATGCCGCCATTATCTGCCAAAAACTTCTACAATCCAAGGACCTCCTTGTGAGTGGAGACTACTCTAGGTATCTCCAAGAATCCCATAACCAGAGGATGCACGCCCTGAACGGGAACCCCGACTTCCCTGGTGACATGGCTGCTCTAGATTCAAGACCTACTGACCTGAAGTCATACATCTCCAAGGCTAGGGCTGTCGCTTCCAACACGCCTCCAGTTAGCGGCTCCAATCTGCTAGCCCGTGTGACTCTCGAATCTAGTGGGACAAACCGGACAGCCGACCACTCATTAAGACATCAAATGAACATATTCGCTGAAACCGTACAACGAGACGGGACCAGGCGACAGAACACTGCCTTGCCTCTGCCCGCTACCACCTTGATTCCCCGGAATGTCCGGCCAGCTGCCCCTGGTGCTCTAGTGGTGGCCCGCCAACCGATGCCAGTATCAGGCTTCTCACTTTCAACAAGCCGGGGACGCAAGCTAGAGATTACCCAGAGAGGGTCTACTGTCATTGACAAAGTTGACAACAGTGCCAGCTCAAACTGGAGGTATGGGTCGACAACCATCGAGGGCTACCTGAACGGAGACCTCTACACCATTGCTCAGTCACTACCACAAGACGGGATGTCTCTTGAAGCCCCCATGCTACGCCTGGTGAGCCTTCATTCCATCCTTGCTCACAGATCTCAGGTCATTGACGTCCCAGAGACAATCTACACGGCTTTTGACACTAATACTAGACCTACTGACGCCCGCGCTACCATAGGGATCAACGATAGTCCAGTTCCTGGTGAAACATGCGGGGGCTACGTCCGTAATGCTCAATACCCGTACCTAGGAGGTCGAGGAAATTTGTCATTCCACTTGACCCTTGATACTGTTCCCAGAGAGGACATACCGTATGCCATCTTCTTTCCCCCATGCCTAATCGACGCCCAGCGGGATAGAGTCAACCGCAGCCTTGCCCTCTTCATATTGTCCATCTCTGAATGGCCCTTCTGTCTCTTCACCGTCTCGCAGGCCTCTCAAGATGCCAATGGTGGCAACGCGGCTAACCAAATCTACATGCCACTCTCTACTACTACTCGGATCCCTGGTCCCCGTACCCTGCGAGTGGTGTTGCCACGCCACATTTTCTCCCAGGTGCCCAATAACCCAGCAGGCATAGCCAGGGCATCAATCTTCCAGCCGCAGTTTGGCCCTGATCCGGCCATTTTTCCCGTTGCTGGCCGTGACATCCTCGTCAGTCAGGCTCCGGACGGTGCCGGGCTACATGAGGTCGCCCTGGTCCAATACCTCATGAGCTGGGCTCTTGCTTTTAGCCTTGACGACATCAAGCGCACATTCTACGCTTATCGCAGCTTCACTGGCTCCGAGGCTGATTCTGTATCCGCATGGGAAATGGCTCGCCTGGCCAACACTGTTTTCCCTGCTCTGATCATGTCCAACTCTCCCAGCCTAACAGACTACACTCCAAACACTGACACGTTTCGCGATTGTAATCTGGGCACCATGACTAGACTCCCTTACGCCGGCAACAGCACCGCTGCACCACCAGTGGCCGGCCAGTGGCCTCAAGCCTACTACCCTCCTGCTACGTTCGTGGGGTGGAGATTTGGCCACATGGCTTGGAATGGGATGACTCTGGGCATCTACAAGCAAGCTTCAGTCGCTGTGCCACCCTCTCATGACCCCACCCCTCTGTGGCTTGCTCAGGGCACTGCTGTTGCACAGCAGATTATCGGGGCTGCTCAGGTAGCAGTGGGTCCGCAGCTCCTGTTCTCCTTGTATGGGTTCAGTTCTGAGCTCGTTGATAACGTTGTCAACGGGCAAGCACGCTACGATGCCGCCATCCGGGCCATAATGCGGCTCTACTGCACCCACGACGCAGACGGGACGTTTGTCCCATCCGCTTTTGGCCACCTTCAAGAGTGCATCCTTCAGCACGCCGCGGGGGCAGGCCACTTTGGCTACATGTACGATGGATCTATGCTCTCCCCCTTTGGCAGGCAGCTCCGACCCACTGCCGTAGCAACCATCAATGACGACCAAGTCAGAGTAGACCTTATGCCACCTGCCGTTCTAGTGACTGGGTGGTTAGCATTCCTGTCTAACGAGCTCCCCATCCAGGAGGCTCCCTTCTGCAGCTCAGGAGGTGTCCATGGAGTTGGTGGATATGACAAGAAGACCGACCCAACCCTCGAGCCACACTATGCCACCATTGCGGGGGCTCGCCGCAGCACTACCTTCATCAGCCGGCCAGACACCAAGAACATGTACACAACCTCGACCACACCCGATGACTCGTTCAGAGCTATCTACAACATGAAGCTCGTACAGACCAGCTACCCCAACCGACACTATGGTGACCAGAGTGGCGCCGCCCTCCCAGGAGTGAACCCTCCTCCAAACGCGCTCATGCCAAAACAGCGGCCTATGCCATTGCCCGGCGCATGCGTCCGCCCAACTCAGGATGCGGACGCTTTGATTGGCTCACTCCCCCGCGTATGTGGCGACGGGGCCAGGGTGTTCATCTACGTGACAGCGGACAACATCCAACGTGAGATCTTCAACTGTGAGCACAGAAATGGTTCTCTGATGCGAGCTGCCCTCGCAATAGGCAGCTATATATATCACAGCCTTGACGCTGATCAGAGCGATGAACCATCCAACTGGGACAGCATCGCTTCGGATTTTCGGCCAAGGGCCTCGGCACCTACCGGAGGGACGGGAAGTGGAGCAAGCACCAGCTCCGCGCCTACCACAAGTCCCTAGAGCAATCAGCTTGTAGTGCCGAGTGCGACATAGAAACCATCATCAAGGGCGGATGTAGTGATCCTCTGGGCTGTCTAGTCGTCACTAGCATTGCCCGTGGCTACAAAGTCGCCCTAGAGACCATGAGCCTTATAGTTGACATGATCTACGACCAATCCTGGGATCCCAGGGACCTAAGCAACAAGACCAACAACCTATACACCTATGAAGAGCTAACACCACCCGACTGTTACGCCTTCCTAACAGGATTTACCAAGACTCCTCCACGCCCTCTGAACCAGCGCAGACCCATTGTCCCCTTAGACGCTGCCGAAGCCTGCCGTCTCTGGCGCCCCCGTACTAGGGCCGACACGCGGAATGCCCGACTCACGCTGGTTGACATGTGGGGTCACCTCCCCCTCCAGACTCAACACCTGCTCTTAGGCCTTGATGGGCTAGACTTGATCACCATAACTAATCTTGCAGTGTGGTCAGAGCTATGGGGCCGAGCTGAACTTGAAGCTCTTTGGGCTACGGGCACCCTGAACGACCCCCAAACAATGGCCAACTCACTATCTAAGCTATCAGCATTTGTGAAGCGGGTCCCTGGGTCTCTGAAAGCTAAGCAGATGTTCTGCGAGGCCTCCACTCTGCTAGGCTATGTTCACGAACCATGGGCTGATTTCAAATTCGAGGACGAGGTGCCGCGTCTTGCTGAGGGCGGGCGAGACCATGGCCCTGCCTGGCTCGACAGGTTCAGGGAGAGCCTCGACGAGGTGAGTAGTCAGGCATACATACCCTCGAAATTTGTTAGCTTTGAGGACTTTGTGAAAGGAGGCGAGTGGATGACTGCAGGTGCTGCCTCCGTGGGCAGCGTGACTTGGACCTGGGGTGAGGAGAAAGGAAGGTTTAAAGCCAGGAAGAATATGGTCACCGACATTTACAGTGCCGATGAAATATGGGAGATGGCCTTGAACTGGGACGGGACCGTTCCTTCCAGGCCTTTTACTAAGAACGAACTAGGAAAGATAAGGTTGGCGGTGTCCACAGGTTTCCCCGCCTACTTGAACGAGGCCTATCTCTTCAAACTGTTTGGCGGCGCCTACCAAGGATATACTGGGATCACGCTTGACGAGAAACCCCTTGCTGGCCACAATAGAATGACCCGATGCGTCGAAGCATTTGCCAGCGGGTACTATGGCTTGCCCTGGGACTACAAACGATTTGACCACCAAGTCTCTACAGACGAGATGGAGGCTATGTTCGACCATGTTAGGCAGAAAGTTGCCCATCTCCTGCCTGCTTCCGCTGACTTGGAGAGAGAAGTTTTGGAGAAAGTGAGACGTTCCTACCGACTTAACTACATGACTCCTTCAGAGTCTGGGGTCAGTACCGAAAACTGGGATTACGAGCCCAGCAAAGCCGGGCGTGTCCTGTTCGCCCCGCCTGGCCACGGGAAGAGTGAATTCATGAAGAAGCGGTTCCAACTCAAGATAGGAGATACTGACGACTGGCCCGATTGTGACGCCAACAAGCTCGCCGATTTAGCTCGGTCTCACCCTATCGTAGTCACGAACAGGATCGAACTACTCGCCGACGTGGCTGAGATGGGCGTTGATGTGCTGTTCTTCTACGCACGTGATCCTTCATGGTCTGAAACTTTGATGGCTAAGAAGGTCAACCGTAAGTTAGCAGCGCAGTGGATCGGTTCTATCGCTCGCTACTCGCCCGATCCCCGAATGACAAAGGTCGAGCTAGCAACAGGTGAGTATGTAGGGGACTACTTGAACAAGATTGATGACTTCTGTGGCTTCAGGAGAGGCGAGAAAACAGGACGCGTGTCTACGCCTCAGTACCATGTGAAGGGTGGCTTACCCTCTGGAATACGAGGGACCTCAGTCTACGGTAACCTTTGGAATGCTGCAATGACAAACACCGTGCGGAAACTCGCTAGGCGTATACTTGGTTATGACCCAGTGCTTGAGGTTGCTCTCAAAGGAGACGACGCCCTCCTAGTCGCTAAGCATCCAGCCGAGCTATACGTTTTGCGAGTCTGCTACGCAGCGTGTAACCTAGACGGAAACGATGAGAAATTTGGAATCTCAAAGGGGCAAGGCGAATTCCTCCGAGACGAGTATTCTGCCAGCGGGGTGAGAGGCTGGTCCGCGCGCCTTATCCCCTCAATCACACAGTTCAAACCGTGGTCAGGAGGGACCTGGGACCCCAACGAAGACTTCAAAACTATACTAACTGGGATATATGCCGTTGAGCGTCGGGCAGGCCAACCCTTGCCTAGGATCATCGACGCCGCCGTCCGGAAGTGGACGCTCGTGACCAGGCAGTCCTCAGCGTGGCTCAGCCTCCCAACCCGGCTCGGTGGTCTTGGTCTTTTGCCTTGGCGGGGCCTTGTCCCGTCTCGCTTACTTCCCAAAACGCGGCGACCCCTGATGCGATTCGAGGCATCTAATACTCCTGCTCCGAGCTGGATAGCGATGACCCCCGACCAGCACAAAACCTTATGTGACACTGCCATGACTCTGAAAACTCACGACATAGACGTGCCTGGAACAGCCCAGGTCTTCTCCCGTCCTTGGGTCGCTGCTGTCAGGCGAACTCGCGTTACTTGGAGGTTCGATGACCTCTTCCTCAAGGTCTCGATTCCTGTGATGGCTCCCACCATCCATGATCGAGCTCGAGCGGAGGGGTCTTGGCCCGAGGCGCGCGAGCGTAATGACAGCCCAAAAGACGACACTTTCCCCGATTTGTTGAGATTCTTGCGGGAGTACACTCTCGTTAAGCGTAGTGCCGAGTACTCCGATCTAAAACTCAGGTCCCTAGGCGACTACCTTAGCGAGCAGTTCCCTATATTCTGGCAGAAGGTCCAACACTTTGAAGGAAAGGGTTGGCACAGGACTGACGCCATCGAACTTGCTAAGGGTTGCATTCCCTCGGAGCCAGTCGTCGGCCTCAACCCTATGTTAACCGTGTTTGTCCAGCAGCTAATACGACCTACCATCCTGAAGCTCCGAAGACGGCGTGAGATTGCCGCCACCCTGAGCCTCCTCACTCTCTTTGCAGTCGAGGCAGTTCAGTCCAGCCCAATCAATAGACTTTACTTGTGGTGAGTCCCCACCGCTTGCACCAGATTCGCGCAAGCCGTTCATTGACGGACCACTGAGGCCCAGATATGGGTCTCAGAGGTCCAGATGCATATCCCAGCTGGGAGGCCCCTC